CAGCATGCCTTCGTTGGCTGCCGCCAAGTCTTCAACGCTCAGACAATTTGCATATTTTAACTGATCAACTTGCGCAGGAGTGATTGAAGGCCAGTCTTGAATGCGCGTTCCGTCTACCGGCGCATCATTGCCAGCTTTCCAGGCCTCATAAATTTTTTCATAGTGTTCTGCGTTTTCATCGCCACGCTTGTTCAGGTCAGCCAGCCAAGGCGTGACCTCACGATCAACCACAAGGTTGCCACCCTGCGGCGTGATGACGGCATAGGCGACATCTTTAAACACTACATGTCCCGCTTCGATTGACTTCTCGCGATCCTCTACCGACCGAAGCTCAAACTTCACGTAGCTTGGACGTGCTTTCATTTCCGAAATCATAACTGCCTCCTAAACTGTTAGTATCCCGTTTGCGTGTGCATAGGCCGGGATCAAGCCTTCTCCATGGACGACCAACCGAAATGCCGTGCCGTCCCGTTCCTCAATTTCTCCATAGGCTCGCACTTGCGCGACGAGGTCCTTTGCATGCTGCACCCAATGGTGACAGGTTCGGTAAGTCTCACCGTTCAGCCAAACGGTAAAGTTTTGCCCTGGCTGTTCTGCATGCTGGTATGCATGGGACCTTTCCGAATAAGACCCATCGCATCCAAACAAATGGAATTTTCGAAAACCCATGGCCCGCCCGATTTCGAATGACCGCAGCGCGTGAGACGTCCCACCGGCGATCATCACCGGTTTGTTTTCAAAACGGTCGATAATCTCGCGCTCGCCTACATCATCGAGGCAATGCCATAAAATGATTTCACGGCCCCTTAGATGCGCGAACCAGTCAGGGTGCGCCCTGGATGCTATCAAATACCGGATTTCGGGCCGTTCTTGCGTAACCCGACACCACCCGCTGGTGGATGTTTCCCACAAAACGCAGGCCCAGACGTTAATCCCATGATCCAGCAAATAAGGGGCCGCATCGTTCATCGCGACAATTCGGTTGTCGATTTTGTCAAGCGCTCGGATCTGTTCAAGGCGATTTGCGATTGAGGGACCGCCCCCCACAATGACAAACGACCCGTCGTTTTCCGGCTCAACTCCCAGAAATGAATGCTCCCCCCTTGACACTCGCCTGCAGTTAATCTCAACAGAAGCCAGCATCTCGGTAATCTGCGACGTATCCTGCCGCGTGATAATCTCTGTCTGAACGAATCCGGGGGGCACTTGGCCCCCCTTTTCCGTACGCATCAGAAACCCGCCGACCGTGGGAAGGTCAACAAAACCTCCACATTGGCAACAGATGTCGTTGTGTTGGCTGCAACAGCGACAACACCTTCGATTTTGGTTTGTGACGTGGTCTCGTCATCCAAAATACCACCCGTACCCGTGGTGTAGAGAGCAACATCAGCCGCGCATGAGGCAGCAACACGAGCCGTCACATTTGCACCCTGAGTCAACACCCACCCATAATCATCGTTGGCAAAAGCAACCTGAGCGAATCCGACCATATGGCCATCATCTGCTGCGCCTTTTGTGCCAGCGAGGGCAGCGTAGTTTTCATCAATGGAGACCCAATCATACTGAGTGATTGCGCCACCGGCCTGGACGTAGACGAACGAACGCCCGTCTTCATCCTTAAAACAGTCACCCAAACCGAATTTTGCATCAGTCGTGGTGCCGTCGAGATATGCTCCAATAGTCATTTTCTGAGCCCTCCTTAGGCCTTTACGACGCCTTGCAGCGAACGGTTAGAGACGGTCATATTGCCCTGCCAGATAATCGGCATAACAACGGCGTCCTGATTGATGGCGCGCATCTCCGGCACTTCCGTAAGGTTTGCATCCTTATGAACAGCGAGCTTGAGATAGTCCGTGTTCAGGAAGTACATATGCGCGTCTGGGCAGCCGTCGTCATAGATCACGTCGGCGTTTTTGTATTTCAGGCTCGTGAACCCGCCCTGGCCTTCATCGGAAGACGTGTAACGCTTCAAATCGGTCAGGGATTCTTCGTAGAACGTGAAATACGTATCATCGGCAATAAGCAGGTCCGGCTTGTCGGAACCCCGCGTCAGTTGCAGCCACAAGGGCAGCATTAGACTTTGGATCGTCGAACTCGACGGCGTGATGGCGCCGCCACCTTGGATCGGAGCTGCAGCGGACTGCAGTCCAGATTGCCAGAAAGCATAGGTAGAGGAATTGATCCCCCCGACGGTCCCGGTTCCTGCATCAGAAACCAAAGCCTGCAAGCCGTTGATCTGGTTTGCAGCGGTCCCGTCTGAATAAATGTCCGTAGACATGTTATTCTTAAAGGTCCGCATCGCATTGGTCATGCGGGCTTTCGCCAACTTGATGATCTGGTTCTTGCCGCTGTTGTTGCGGAGTTCCAGGCCGTTTGCCGTGACATGCACCGCCGCTTGCTTCCAATCGAACTTCGCAGCCGAGAGGACGTCAGAGGCTTGGACATTCAGGGTGTCATACCCGGAATAACGCTGGTAAGTGCTGTTTTCTGCATAATCCAGGGGCTCAACAATTTCATAACCCCCATCCAGCACATCAATATTGCCGCGTTTCGTAAGACGCTGATACAAGGCATTGTGATTGCTGATATTGTCGGCAAACTTCTTCTTATGTTCGCGGAGGGTCGTCGAGACCATCTCCGTAAAGGTTGCGTTCGGGGACGCCATAGCCTTTCTCCTTTAGAGAGTGAGGCCCTACCCGTTCATTTTGTCGAATACTTCGCTGAGCGTGTCATCAATCGTGGCGGGCTTGGCGCGCATGTCGCCCCCGGCCTTTCCACGTACATTCACAGCATTCGCCTGTCGCGCCTTTTCCACCGTCTTGGAGTTTGCCTCCTTTCGTGTGGCTTCCTGCGCTGCCAGCATCTTCTCCCGTGTTGCTGGATTCGCCCAAACAGCCTGATCATAGGCGGCCTGGAGAATATCCCTCGGGGATTTTTCTGGGTTGCGTTGGCGAATTGCGCTCACAAGCGGGGCCAAATCATCCTGCAGGTCCGACCAGTGCGGACGGAGCGCTTGGCCCGTCGCGTCTTTTTCGGAGGCAAATGATTCAATCTCGCCAATGGTTCGATCTTGCGATTCCTTAATGCGGTCCCGTTCGATCTGCTGCTGTAAAGTTTGAAGATTCTGCTCCAGCATCCGCACACGATCCGATGACGGGTCGGGCTGCTGATCGGTTAAACCTGCTTCGGAGAGGTCAACCCCGGCACGCTTCGCAAGGTAAGCAATGGCCTCACGCGGCTTAGTCTGCAACATGCGATCAGCTTCAATGAGTGTCCCGATATACTGGGCATCACTGACTCCGGCGCGCTGCAAATTCTGCCGCAAAGGGTTGATTACCTGGTTAAGGGCCTGGATAGACTTGCGCTCTTCTGCAAGCTCCATTGTCTTCTGAGTAACTGCCTTTTCGCTTTCCTTTTCGCGGGCCAAGATCATCTCTTGAGCGTCTCGGGGCAGTGCGGAAAACTTGGCCTTGAACTCTTCCGACCAGCGAGGATGCGGCTCTACCTGGGCCTCTTCGGCGGGCTTCGTCTCTTCCGTCGCGGTCTCTTCTTCGGGAGTTTTCCCTTCATCCGTCTCGGCGGGATATTCATCCAGGGCCGGTTCGGGTGTCTCTTGTGCTGAGTCCTCATTAAGCTTATCGAATGCTGCGCCCATCGTATCCTCGATAGACACAGAAACTTCCTCATCGCCACCTGCGATGTTCATATCATCAGACATTTTGCCTCACTATTTCAGGATTTCGCGAAGTCCCGCTTCGAAGCTCTCTTCTTGCCTCTTGGCGGCTGTCCGGGTCTCTCCCGGCTCCAGTAGACGGCAACCCTGCCGCTTTAGGTTCTCTCTATGGGCTGTGCGCCCTTCAATCATGGTGCCGGTAACGGGGCAATCATACGCTTGGTAATCCGACGCGATTCGAGGGGCGGCGAAGGCAGCCCTTTTTGATGGATGCTGCGGAGGGCACGCCCCCGGCTCCACCAACTTTTCACCGTCCCAAATCCATCGCTTGCCCATTTTTCACCTCATATAGACGCAGCGCTGCAAGCCGTGGCGAGGCGACCTCGACGAGCGCTGCTACCCTCTTACGAGGGGTCCTTGTTGTTGGACTCTGCCATTTCGTGCTGTGCATGAACCTTCGCCGCCAACATCTCCATCTCAGCCTGATGTTTTTGCGCGGCAGCCATCATATCCATTTTCATTTTCTCGATGTCCGCCTGCAGCTTTTGCACGTCAAACTGATGCTCTTGCTGCTTGAACTGCGCATCTTGCGCGGCTCCCTGCATCCCCAATTCAGTTTTCTTAATGTCCGCCTGAGCTTTGGCTTGTGTTGCTTGAGCCTTCACTTGCTCCGTCTGGGCCTTTAGCTGTTCCGTCGGGTCTGGCTGTCCCTGCGCTTGCTGTTTTTTGCCCATCGCGGCAATAGCCTTATCCATCGACTCCTCAATAGAAGACTCCAAAGCCCTCCCGTCTTTGAATCCGCGGATGGTAAAGAGCAACGTTTCTTTGATAAGTGGCGCTAACTCCGGCGCCGCAGAGACAATCTGCAAACCCCCAGCGAGGGATTGCGTGATGGCACTCACAAGCTCAATGCGGGCCTCTTTGTCCGCCTGCTCATCTGCCTCGATGGTGGAGTCCGTCTCGATATCGACGCGGTACCCACGCAACACATCGGATTTAAGGACCTTCGAGATTTTCTCCCATGATGGACCGCTCAAAACCTTCTGAGATTCCTGTTTTGCCTGCTGAATGACCTGCTGTGCGGCTTGCTGTGCCTTTTGGGGGTCCTGCCCCTGCGCCATCTGCTGAGCTTGCACCATCGCCTGTTGCTGTATCTGCTGCGCCTGCGCCTGTAGCTCGGCCTCCATAGGCACTTGAACGCCCGTCATCCTCTTGAGGGTGTCGACCTGGAAACGTTCGGCGATAATCTCCACAGCAATACGAATTAAGTCTCTGGCATAGCGCTGTACGTCGCGCTGTGCCTTCTGCATGCGGATCGACCCCCACTGTGCCTTGATCCCTTGCGCAGTGGCGGTCTCTCCAGCGTCACTCGCCCCCCTCAGAATGTCTGATATGCCGGAAATCTCGTAAATCGTCTGTTTGACCGCATCACGCGCAACATAAAGCTCTCTCAGGACCGTGATCATCTTCTCAAGCGGTAGAATCCATATGGCGTTCTCAATGCCTCCCCCAGCAAGGAACTGCGTCACATCTTCCGCCGGGACGAACTCGCCGTCTTCTAGGTTCTCAGTATTCCAAAGCTCTGCAATGCGAGAATCCGCGATGCCTCGGAATTTTAGCACCTCAATCAGCTTGGCAATCCGCTGTGTCAGGCGGTCCAATTCTTCGGCTTGGTCCCGATACATACGGAACTCTTCCACCGGGACCAAGCTACGCGAATCCTCAATCGCATAGAGAGGCTTTGGAATGGGAAAGAACCCCTTCAATCCCAGCGGGTCGCTGATTTCCTTTAATGGCTCAGATTCATGCTTGAGCGCGATGAAGAGTACCTTTTTTTCTTCTTTATCCCAAATCTCCCACACCTCTACACGCTTGAACGTGTCGCTATCGGGCCCGCTGTCGTCCTCACCCTCAGGGTGCGCGTCGGCCTCTACGTCCCGGAAGCCCTCGCCAAACTCTTTCACGCCGCCATCAATCGTCATCCAGTGTCGGAATGCCACCCACGGCACATCCTCCCAACGACGCGCTGGCCCTCGCCGGAAATCTTCCCAAGGCCAAGGCTCATAGGTGATTGCCTCATCCAGCAATTCTCCGTCTTGCCCCTCGCCACCCTCAGAGATCGACGGAACATACCGAACGCGCGTGACCGCCCGCCCTGGCAAACAGCGATCAAACACAGCGGCGAACATCGCTTGGTCAAATACACCATCGTCAAGCGTGAATTCGACCGAGCGCTCCAATACCTCCGATGCGACCTTGCCCACCGGGTCATTATCCCGATAACGGCGGCGAATATCAGGCGCTGGCGTCTTGCCATACAGCGCAGGAATCATTGTAGAGGTGTTAGAATACAGCACATTGAATTTAGGCGTGCCATCCGTTCTGGTCTTGTTGTTCTTCTCGTCTCGATATCGATCCAGGGTGTCTTTGCCGCGCTTACGCCAGTCCTTTTCCACCTTATCCGATAACTCTAACTCAAGCTTCCATCGATGAACAACACCAGACGCACCTTTCCCGGCGTCTTCCTTTGTCTCAAGTGCGCCGGTTTCTTCGGTCATATGCCATACCCCGGCGCACCGCGTTTCTGGGAGCGCGCCTTGATGATTTCGTTAATGTTCCGTTCAATTGGAAACTTCGCGGGTGCTGGAGGCCTCTGCGCCTTCTGTGCCTCACGCCATGACAGACCCAAATACCGCCACGCGGAACCGATGTGCTCCGCCCAATCCTTCACGGGGTTTTCCCGAAAAGTCTTTAGTTCGTCATCCCATTCTCGCCGATAGTTTCGCAGCCCCTCGACACCCAACTCACAGCGCCCCAGATCAAACCGCGCCACCTTGATCGTCTCTCGACCGGCATGGATGCCCTCTGCAACAGAAACCTTCTGGACTGGCATGGGCTTGCGCCCGAAATCCTGCAACATCTGCTGCCGTGTTCGTTTTGCACCCCAGTTGGCGATCATTGCGTCATGGGGAACGTAGTCCGTCCCGTGATATCCCTTGTCATCCAACCATCGACACCAATCTTCCAAGTCGTCTGATTCAGGACGGTAAAAGTCTACAATGTGAGGGATGCCGTTAATAACCTGAAAGCACCATATCGGGTTGTTGACCGCCTTACCCAAATCCCACGCCGTATGAACAGGCTGCGTCTCATCGATGGGAACGGAGCATAACCGCCCGTCCCTCTCAGCGGCGTTCATTTCCCCGCCCCAATACGCCCCTATCATCGCACCCGAAAACGAGCAGTAATACTCTTGCTCAAATAGGGCCCGCCCCATTTCGGCCCCATACAAATCCTGATATTCTGCCAGGCTCTCTGCCAACTGTTCCGCTGATAACGCCTGCGTGTCATCGATAGTCGAGAGTTCCGCGAACCAGTTCTCGTTCCCCACAGCCCGGTCATACATCGACTTGGCGTGATTGTTCCCGCGGGGCGTCGTGATGAACGCCGCGACCCCGTTCGACTCCTCTATCATTGGCTTGTGATAAGCCCAGGCGCTCGGATTACACAGCGCCCACTCTGAGTACGCTATCCCCACTGGACCAGACCCGACCGTTGCGTCGTATCGATCAGATCCTAAAAGCTGCCATGTTGACCCCCACACGGTCTCAATGAACATATCGTTGTCATTGACGCGCTTGCGTATCTCAGGCGGGAATGCCTCGTCGATACGACGCTTGCCTGTGTGCCCGTTGATCCCGTTCCAGATTGCCTTGCGCGCCTGAGCATACTCTGGAAAGCAATGCCAGTATGTCCCGACCCGCTTCTGAGACAACTCCCTAAACCCGTTCAGTACGATGTCATCCTTGCCCCATCGCCTATGGGCAATCTCGATCAACCGTCTCGTCTTCTGCCCAACCAGCGCCTCGTGAAAAGGCCGCTGATACCAGCGCACCCGATATTGAAAGTCCATCAGTCTGGCTTGGACTCGTAAACAGTCGTGAAGTTCACAGAAACGGCCCCGCTGTGTTCGCGCTCTGTCTTGTCTCTCCACTCCTCTGGATCGGCGTTCTTAAGCGCAAAAATATGACTTGTGACGCGCGGTCCGGTCTCGCCATCAATCAGCCGTTGCTCCAGAAAAAGCACCCTTGCGGCCTCCGCCCGTTTTACCGCGCCTAAAAATTCAGGGTTTTCCTTTGACCAATTCATGATGGTTTCGCGACAAACACCAATCTCTCCAGCGAAAGCTGTCTTGCTTAAACCCCGCCCCATGCACTCAACAATCTTATCGCAGTACTCGGGGAGATACGTTGTCGGGCGTCCGGCTGTCATAGGTAAACCACCCCCTGCCCTGCCCGCGTGAACCCCGTCGGACCCATTGCGAACGCTTTGCGTGGCGTGCCCTTTAGAGCCTGAGCGAGGGCGCTGTTGTAATCGTCCAGGCTCTTTTGCTGTTGACGCCTGGTTTCCTCTTGGGATGCTTTTAACGCGACGGCACGAACATCCTCTGAGACACCACCGTCATCTCCGCCCGTTCCGTCTCCCATGCTTCCGTCTGGATTGTTGTCATGGGTTGCCCCCAACATATTACCCAGCGCACCAAACATACCAACCGGGCTTAATGCTGATATCTGAGAGGCCAAACCAAATGTTGCAGCGGCAGCAAGGTTGTCGGCGTCATACGCGCGCTCGGCTGCCGAGAACAGGCCGCGTGCTTTCACCGGCTTGTCCATGTCATACATGCTGGGATGGGTCTCAGTCGGACTCCGCGCCACACCGCCAAAGCTGGCATTGTCGGCGGAGAATTGTGAATCATGCGCCATTGCGGATCGCATCGACTGTAAATCCCGGAGACTGCTTACGCCCGCGTTGGACCCGACCCCGTTCGCACCCATTGCACCGGCATTGGCGACACCGCGTGAATTGTTTTCTGCTTCTGCGTCCTGCTGGCCCTGCGTTGCGCCTTGAGCACCGCCCTGCCCGCCGTCCCCGGCATCAAAACACACCTGCGGCCCCTGGTGAGTATAATCAAAAGGATTCATGCCCTCACCTCCGCTAAATGTTTGATTGTGCCAGTCCCGTGGGTTCGTAACCATCGGGCGCTCTTGAATGCCTTGAAAGGGCCGCGCCGCAATTGTCGCGCAGCCTGCATCACCCCACCATCGGGAAACACAGCATCGACGATCCAAAGATTGTCGCCGCTGCGCCAATTGTGCGGATCTGATAAATCCAATGAAAGGCTCGCCATCTTGTCCGCGTCACCGCTTGACAACAGAGCGTAGGTCACAAAGCCTATCGGGTTATTGAAGAAAGCATACTGCCCCAACTCTACAGGGGTCTTTAGAAGCGTCACCACCCGACCGAGCGAGTAACCTTTGTGTACTTCTGACAACCCAGCAAGGCCAAGCATGCAGACATAATCAAAGGAGGCAGCCACCCATCCGGCCCTTTGCTGCGATGTCTTGCATGGTTGTACCCCCAAAGGAAAAGGCCACCCCGAAGGATGGCCACAGCTAACTAATTGATATGTAATATATGTCCTGCATAATTACGGGATTTTCCCGCAATTGATGGCCAGGCGCGACCCGTTATATCGGGTGTGTGGGTTAGATTGCGGAACCGCCGTCGAGGCTTCCACCACCGCCGCCAGGGGCGTCGGTGTTGCTGCAATCTTTCTTGTGTAACTGCTTTTGGTCTAAATCACTACAAACTTGACCAGAGCCTAACGACCGAGCAAACACAGGATCGGTCCCGCCTACTAATCGCCCGGACCCAACATGCTGATATGGTATGCCGTTAATTTTCACAATTTCATTATCCTCAAGGCCAAATGAGTGCATGGTGCGCCTCCTAGGTTACCGGCTGTCGTATCCCCGTGGGGATCTGTGCCGCGCTATGGAGCGCTGGCGAATTGGTCTAGCTGGATGGATTCGAACCACCGACATTCTGGTCCCAAACCAGACGCGCTACCAGACTGCGCTACAGCCAGAAGATAACCCGCCGGGTGCGCATCGTGGAGAGGCGTGGCGGGTCTGTTGAAAGGGCCATGGCACCGATTGCCGCCGGTCCATGGCATGTTTACTCAAACTTTTTGAAAACCGCCCTAAAGGCGACATTGCTTCAGGCGCAAATACGCACACTGAATACATTGCATTTTACATTGTTCGCTCACCGCGTCAACCCGAAATGTAGCGCTAAATTGCATAATCCGCGTCTTAGGCACACAACATCGTGAATCACTTCGTCCAGCAATATCGCCCGCACAAGTCGTCTCTCTGCATTCCCACCAATCGCCACGAATGCCGCATCATAAGCCTTGCGCACTTTATCAAATTCTTCCGGGTCGTCTATACCTTCCCGCCCGCTTGGATGTCCGACTGTCTCGCGTGGGACCGTCAGCAAGGCGCGATACCGTGACACCAGCGCCCCAAACTTCCGGCCCGCTTCTCGTTCCTCCGCTGTGATTTGCTTTGTCAGCATGAGCGCATGGAGTATCGATTTGTCCCAGACCTTAACGTTATCCAACCCGACAACCCGCGCGCATCTGTCCCGGTACTCTGGTGTCATTTCGACGCGATACCGCACTGGCTGACCATTGGGCTGGCGTCGCGTCAGTTTGCGTTTGCGTCCGGTGCGGGCCATGCTGCGCTCCTATGGGTTACTTGGGGGTCAGTCTCGTTTAGTGCTGCGTCGATCATGGCCTGCCACCAATCAATGTGACACTTGTCCGGGCCCGTCAGCAGTTCACAACCATCAAAGCCCTCCATACTTCCAGCACCTTCAAGCATCGCCTCTGTAGGCTCTCGCATCGCAGATAAGACCAAGGCAGCCACCTTCATGCTTTTGTAGTCGTCAGCAGGGTTCATCCCGCGTGTTTTGTCTCCAAACTCTCGAAAAATCACCCAAGCCACGCGCTCTATCATGCTGTCACTCATCGGTTGGGTCCACTTCGCGCATGCGGGTGAACTTATGGATTGGCGCAATTGCAGCAGCCTCATCCATTGAAGCGAACGCAGAAACTCGCCCTTCTAAATGAAAGACTGCCCAGCACTCGCGAGGTTTTGGCTTCGGATGTCGTGCGTTGCGGAACCAGTAGGGATTCAAAAATAGCACGGTTTCATGCATCTTTTCCGGCATACAGGCGACACTACCATATTCGTCCAACACTGGCTGACCATCTGCATCCTTTAAAAACGCTTTAACGGGCAACCAATTCCCAGCGATTTTTACCTCAACGGGCTTAGTCCAATCGATATCACTCATTCGCTTGATCCCCCTCAAATCCGTGCGTTAAGTCCCACGACCGAATGGTCACGGCCTGGACCGCGCCACCCGTCACCACCCTTGCAGGATGGACACACCCTGTTGCCCTCCCACTCACTCTCGAAAGACAGCCCACACGGACCGAGGCACTTGCGCCGCGCCCGCTTGTATTCGCGATCCGATGCAGGCTTTGCCGCAAACCCCTTCGCATTCTTTGTCTTGGGCGGCAGCCGTCCCTGGACCACGTAGTCAGACACCAGCACGCGGAATGGTTCGCCAGCATCGATCATACCCTTGAGACGCAGGTGTTTCAGGCTGCGCGATATATCCGCCCTGCGCAGGCCCGTCGCTGCCAGCTTATCCACCGTGTCGTGACCGGCCTGGATCAGGCGCATGTATTTGTCTTGCGTGAATGTCAGCATCATTGGTCTGGTGCCTCCACCATGCGGGCGCGGCGGATGCGGTTTTCGCTAGCGCCTTTATCCGCGGCATCTTTACTTTTGTAAACGCCCAACGCAGGACCCTCTGGATAAACATTCAACCAAACCTCAAGCGGTTCTGGCTTGTTGCGGATGTTGTGGTGGTCAGCCCACACGTTAAAATTCAGCCCCCAAACACGAACGTCACCGTCATCATCAACGTACAAAGACCCGTCATTATTCCGCACTGAGTGCGTAATCTCACGCCAATCTCCCCCATGAAACACTTCGACAGGCTTGCTCCAATCAATCTCAGGCATTTCGTGTTTCGTGTCAGTCATGATCTATCCTCCTATGTTCCGAAAGTGCGGGCCGACCCGCTTGTCAAAAGCCATCTTCGGGTAATTCTCATCACCCACGTCCTGAGCCGGCCCATACCGATGGGCCAAACATTCCAGATAAGCCCCAGGCTCGACGCTGGGCAGGCTTTCCTCTTTGCTGGTGACTGTCAGGGCGAATGCAGCGTCACACGCCAGCAGAAGCCCCTCCCCGTGCCGGATACCGCCCTCAGAATTGATCTGTGCAGCGACGACAACCCAAATCCCATAGTTTACCGCTGCCTCAGCCAAGGTCTGTGCAACCTGTTCGTAGTGGACAGTCAGGCTATCCCCGCGCTGTTGACCAGTGACCAGTTGCAGATAATCCACAATCACGCCCCGGTACTTCTTCGACATGCCGATCTGCGCCAGGGTTGCTTTGAGGTCGTGCAGCGTCATACGAGGCTTGCGACGGACAACCAACGGTGTCTTGTCTAGCCACTCACTGGCGCGCTGTGCTGACTCCATGAAGGCAGGCTCACACCGTCTCCGCTGATCCTGAAACACCATTGCATTGCGGCTCATCTTACGGGCAAGGAACCGCTCTACCAGTTGCTCCGCCCCAGATTCCAGCGTCAGGTAAACGTGAGAAACACCGGCCTCTGCGAGATTGTAGGACATGCTGGAAAGCAGAAACGACTTCCCACCCTTGAACCGACCGCCAAACCCGTAAAATCGGCCCGTGTGAAGCCCGCCCATCAAAACATCATCCAGGCCATCGATGCCTGTAAGGTCCGCATCAATGGGCTTGTCCAGATTGGTCACAACCCGCTTTGCAACAGATCCCGCGCTTTCAAACGTGGCTGAAACACTGGCGATGTCCGACAGTTCCCCATTGAACGCGCCAATCATGTCATCCGGGGATTCATCCACCGTCAGGTCTTCGGCCCGCTCTTTGATTTCCTGCGCCAAGCCAATCAGCGACCGGCGCTGCGCCATTGCGCGGATGGTGTGCCCATAGTGCGCCACATTCGCAGGCGTCACCGTGATGATGTTTTCAGATAGCGCGTAAAGGAATTCAACATCCAGTTCGGTCCGGGCCTCAAACTCAGCTTTGAGCGAGGCAGGCGTCAGGTTCCGACCTTCCCGGCGCGTAATAATCCCATAAAGTTCGATATGCTCTGGAACCCAAAAGTGTCCCGGCTCTAAAATCCCCGCCACTTCGGCATACAGCCCCGGCACCCGCAGCATCGCCCCAAGCAACGCCTGCTCGACTTCGATGTTGCGAGGCGCGCGGTCCTGGTCACGCCTCGCAGCTGCCAGCCGCTCCGCTTTGGCCTCAATGTTCGATATCGCATTCATCCCTGCTCTCCCATCAGCGCGTCAACCGCCGCCCTGTCCATTTTTCCCGGTGCTGATTGCTTGTGAGGGGATTGTTTTTCGATTGCCCGCTCGTTCGACCGCTTGAGCCAGTTGCTCGCGGCAAAGAACCATTTCCCGTCCTTCGGCGGGTTATCGACGTAGTAGGCATCCGCTGCCGTGAGTTCTGGAATCAGATCAACCTTTGGAAAGTTCCGCCGCCAAGCGTCAGCTTGGGAATGGTCGATCCTGATGATTTTACCCTCGAAGGCATAATCTTTGGATTTTTTGCCAGCCCCTACTTCCTTCCTTTCCTCTCCTATACCTTCCTCTCCCTTACTATCCGCCGACGAGTATTCGTCGAACGTTCGACGATCAGGGTTAGAAGGAGGCGGTATTTTTGATTGCTGTGGACGATCAATCTTCTGATTGTGCCATCCATTTATTTGTAGATATTCTTTATTATCAACAACATAAAGCGTAACAAGACCATTCGACGATAATTCGTCGATCCATCCACGAATGTTCGTCTCGTCAATTTGGTCTGCCGGAAAAATCTTTGCCTTGATTTGTTTGTCCGATGCGCGCAAGCGACCGGCGTCATCAGCAAAATTCCACAACCCAATAAACATCAGACGAGCGTTCGGCGAACACTCCATGACATCTTCGTCAGTCCAAAACTCAGGTTTAATCGTCCTGATACGCGCCATTTAACTTCTCCATAAACCGCGCGATTGGCGCGCTGATATGTTCGGGCTTCTGAATCTTCACGCATCCGCGCACACACAGCCGGTTGGTGCAGTGACCACCGGCCTGGAAGCAGTCCCGACCAAGGCTCTTGCCGTTATCGATGCAGCGCATCGCCTCCAAGCATCGACCACGGCGCACACAGGTCGCGCCCTTTACTCTGGCAGGGCACACCCAACCGGGCGGCTTGCATATCTCAGCAAGGGCAAAGCATGCCTCTGTGTAGCTATCGTGGCAGTCCTTGGCGGTGTCGTGGGTCACAGCAGCTTCTCCAATGCCATCACGCGAGTGGTTGCGTCTCGGAGTACCTTCTCGCACTTAGAGCGCGCCTGCGTGCTGTTGATGAGGACAGCGCGGTCGTAAGCTGCCTTTGCCTGGGATTGGGCCTTGATGGCACCGTGCAGCGCTATACGAGCCTGTACTGAGGGGTGGAGTAGGTCAGTCATAGACCACCTGCCCGCAAGCGCTTCATTTTATCAGCATGGTCGATTGCCAAGAGGATGATAGCTGGTGTCTCAAACTGATCACCACACTGCATCACCTTCGTTTGCGCCAACAGATCGGCGGAAATAATGCGCCAATCAGAGTTCGGTATTTTGACGCGCAAATGATGGATGTATAGCAGTCTATCAACGACATCATCGCCGGAGCGTTTCCGCATCCAATCCTCAAATTCAACAGGACGGCTTCCAAGATATGCGTGGCATCCGTAGCAGTGCGCGACTGCATTCTGGTGGTGCCAGCGGGTCGATGTAGAGCCGCGACCATAAAAATGGGAACAGTCCAGCGCGCCTGTGTTGTGACCGTGATACTTGCCGCAGCGCTCACACGTCCAGTTGGCCCGCATGCGAACCAACCTTGAAAAATGCTTGTCTGCTGCGACTATCTTCATGCCGCCACCTGTAAGTTGGAACCAGCCAAGGGCCGAGTGGCTTGCACTGATAGGGTGGGCTGGTTCCACGCGACCCAAAGGTCACGAACGAGAGCCTTGGTCATAACGCGCATCGCATCATTGTGAGAGTGGCCTTTGGACCAGTCTGGATGCGTTACAGCGGTATGCTCCCTACGCGCGGTGTAGACCACGCCGTAGCGGCTTTTTTTCTTGTGTTGGATCATGGGGGCGGTGACGTTCCCAAACACACGCCCTAGACGACTTGGCGCATATCCCAGTGCCGTCCATTCATCCTTGGACAGACCGCCTTCCCGTCGCCATTGGCTTGCCGCCTTCCCGTTCAAGGGCGCAAGACCTAAGCGCTTCCAGACGTGGCGATGGTTTGGGTAGTCAGACAGGCCGCCGCCATTCTCGCCAAGACCGACTTCTGCAATCAGGCAAGCAAGGCCCTTCTCTCCCAAACCCGGAACGTCCTTCATGAATTGATAGACAGGGAGTGTCCGAACGAGCGGGATAATTTCCTGCTTGTCGATTTCCTTCATGGTGTCAACCAAGGGCTTTTGAAGCATAAGCAGGGGAACAATGAACAGCGCGGCTTGGCTTTCCTGTACACCGGACTCGCCTTTGCGAACCCGTGCCGCAAGGGTCTGGGCTTTCTTTGCCTGCGCCTCTCCCTCTAGGTCAGGGAAAAACTGCCGACACGTCGCAGCGATGCGATTGTCCAGAGCAACCTTTTCCTTTTCCCAGACACAGCGACGACGCCAGTGAAACACCAGTTCGTGCAATGTCAGATCAATGTCACCGTCTCTTGGCATCGTCTTCTCCTTTTATCGCGGCCAATGGGGATGTGGCTTTCATTTCTGCGATGGGCCGCGCCGCCGTAGCGGAATGTTTGGGGTGCCAAATACTGGATGGCTTTCACTCCCAAGCTGGGCACCCCATCCCTTTCGGGAAATTCGACCTGCCATTCTTAGGCTGGCTTTCAAACATTTTCTGGGCAGGTCAGCACATTTCGGTGCTATTCGGTTTCAACCTTCTGTTTAAGTTCTTCCAACTGAGCCTCGTTGTAGCGAGTGCCCACTGTGTCATTGTCCTGCATGCCGCCTGCGATCAGACCCAACCACTTCTCACGGATCGAATAGGTCTTGGCATAGACGCGGTAATAATCTGCCGCCCCAAGAACGTCGGATTTCGTGGCTGATTGAAGTTCGCGCCCAGTGTTGGGCAGGCGGCTTTCCAGCAATTGGAAGCGCTTAACAGCCCCTTCATGCACACGTTGCAGGTTCATCTTTTGCTTGGATGGTTCGGCAGATGTTGCGCCGCTGGGCCATGCTGGATCTCTCCTGTCATTGCCGAAACACCTCCGCACAAGGGCAGAAGCGATGCTCGGGAGATGGGTGTTGATCAATTCATCCATAAGGGATTGTTCTGCCTTCAACCGCGCGATAAGGGCATCGCGGGCGACTTCAATAGAATCCGATCCATCGGCGCACTCTCTCGCTGCTTTCAACAATGCTGATTGTCTATCTGACATATCAAACTCCTAAAAAAGCGCCGGGGACATTTGCGCCCCCGGCAGTTTCAGGGAGGAAACGCCCGATAGGGCCTCGGTACAGGCCGGAGCCTGAATAGGTGGGAGCGCGCATCTGGCAGGATGACGGGACCGCGCTCCCGACGCGCGGAGAACAGGGAATTACCCGCGCGTGTCTCATTAGATTTTCCCTTCGCAAACGAGGGTGACGCAGCCTTGCTTTGCCGCCTCGCGTACATGCTTGATTTCATCCATAAGGGACCGGCACGACTTCTCTATGTCGTCCAGTTCATACCGGGTGATCGTCGCGCCACCCGGCCCTTCTGGATGCAATGCGCTTTTGACCGCATCGACCACGCGACCAAGGGCAGCGGGCAGATCCATGATTTCATCATGCAAGGGACCAACAGCGGGAGGCGGCGCAATCATCGCCCGCGTCATCATCATCGCCGCAAGTGGCGTGTCGCCCTTAACCTGATAATACAGCCGATCTAGGACAGCGGCCTGCGATACGGTCGGCAGATGCTTCCGATCAGGGTCCATCCAGGCGTAAACCGATGAGGCGCTGACCTCTACATGGGCCGCGATGTATTCGACCCTCACAACGTCGGCAATCCGCGTCACGACGCTGGCGAAAGTCTCAGGAGGCCGGGGCTTGATCGTTGTCATCGTGTAAATTTCCCTATTCGTTGTACTGGCGTTGCCTTTTGATCGGCGTCATCTTGAGGCCATGAAAAGACCTGTTCACATATCGACGCCACTGAAGGCTGTGCTACGCCGCCTCTTGCGCATCCAATCGCGCAAGTTGCTCAAACGTAAAGTCAGAGGACCTAACGATGATCGCCCAATGCTTTGAGGGAACGCCGTTCTGTCGCCACTTGCGAACAGCGGATGCTTTAATGCCGCATAACGCAGCCGCAGCATCGACGCCACCAAGGGCCATGATTATTGTGTTTGCATCCATAAATGCGAATTTAATGGAATTTGTTTCGCGTTTCAAGCAAAATAATTCGCGCGCATTCTTGGCAGATATGTGATGAATATCCGCCCCATGAACACATGGCACCTAAGACTCGTGGATAAAATGACTGAAAAGGGCTGGTCTGCCGTTGATATGGCGACCCGAACCGGCATTCAGGCCACGCTTATCCGCAAGTACATGGCGGGAGAAGTAGATTCACCGCGAGGTGACACTATTCCCAAGCTGGCGGATGCCTTGAAAGTGTCGGAAATATGGCTCAGGCATGGGGTTGAACAGGGATTGTTAGAGGGTGTGCGCCCTAATCGCGCCCCTACATTGCCTCAACAAGAGCAAGAAATAGATCCGAAACAATGGCCCAAAGATATTCCTGTAGCAGGAACCGCAGCCGGTTCCTCTGAGGGCTCGTTCCAGTTTACAGACAGCACCATTGAACATTTGCGCAGACCGCCAACACTCATGGGGAAGGCCGTGTACGCTCTATATATTGAAAACGACAGTATGGCTCCGAGATACTTTCCAGGTGAGGTCGTGTTTGTTGACCAGAACCGCCCGCCCCGCCCCGGTGACTATGTAATAGTGCAGACCAAGGCCAGCGAGACGGAAGATGCGCGGGCGCTCTGCAAACGGCTTGTACGTCGCACCGAACGCGCCCTTATCCTGCAACAACACAACCCCGAATCTGAAATTGAAATAGACACAAGCCACGTGCTTTGTATTCACCGAGTTATTCCGTGGGAAGAAGTGCATAGTTTCTAGGCTAAAAAATTTTGCCTGCATATGCGAATTTTATTCTTGTAAATTCTCTAAACGCGAATTATATTCTCTCTATCAACACATGGAGAGAGACATGCAAAACGCTTATTTCGCAAAACGCAAAGCCCGCAAAGAACGCCTTCAGGAAATCTTCCGGTGGCGCGAGTTAGGAATGATCGGTGATGCGGAATATCACCGTCTTGTTGTCTCTACCCTCTCATAACCCCCATCGCCCGAACACATGGAGAGAGACATGCCTAAGTTAAAGCAGCCTTGGTGTAACAGCGTTGTAATGCATGACGATTGGGGAAACTCAATTCAGGTCAGTGAGTGCGATACACCAGACGAAGCGCGCAAGGTCGCAAGATCGATGGCGCGGGATGTCGCAGCCGCAAAATGTAACGAGGGCCGCGCCGTTCAGTTTGTGGCGTTACATTGCGGTCGGCCTATTGCCAAATTCCCGGTGATTTTTGCGACCATCTAACCCCCACCCCATCGGCCTGTAGGCCCCATTGCCTCGGCTCTCTGAGTGGCGGGGCTTTCGGGGTGCAAGAGCGGCGTGGAAAGCAGACACGCAGGATAGAGGGTTGCTCCTTTATTTAGGCCGAAGGACGACGGATTGGCCGCAAAAAGCCAAGACCTATGGAGAGTGGTGCACACACCCATAGAAAGCCAGCCGGAGTAGCGACCGGCCTCTTGCACTGGGATTTATCCCCCACTCCCCGGCGCTGGCAACAGTGGGCCGGGGTTTCGGGTGAAACATAGGAGACGCGATATGTCAGACACAACATTCAACTTCGCATACCCGATCAAGCACGGCGATTGGATTCTCGCGGAACTCGACTGCACGTATGTCTCGCAAGGCAAGCACGACGAGCCGTACTTCCAAATATTCTGCGGAAAATACGAGCCGACCGGGTTTCTGCAGAAGCGGTACGTTACTGGCGACATGGATCTGAACGAAGGCGATTGGTACGAACGCATCAAGGCTTATGTTGAAACAGAACATGGCTTTGAATGCGCCCAGGCTGACAGCGCTTGGGAGGCCAGTGCGAACATTCAGGCCCGCCGCGATGCTGTTGAACTGAGGGCAGCCGAATGAAGCGCGACACCATCGACACCATCATGGATGCGCTGGTCATGGTCCTTATGTGCGCTCTGCTGGTCGTGCTGCTGCACCTTGAGCCGTACATGACAGAAGCAATCATCGAATGGAAGGAATAGCAATGACTGATACGAAAGAGACGCTGGAGGGAGAGCAATCATGGCGATTTTAGAAACAAAATATTCAGTGGGAGATGTGGTGTATTTTGCAACCACGATTTCAACTAAAAAACGCCATTCGTGCCCGGATTGCTTGGGAACTGGAAAATGGTCCGCGAAGTCACCCGCAGGTGGGGATTTTGAGTTCCGGTGCCCGCGCTGCTCACGGTCTTATATGCAAAATGCAGAACTATCCTTAGACTATACCTCGTTTGAGCCGATGGTTGAAGTGCGAACCATTGGCAGCGTTCGGGTTGATACAGCACACGGAGAGCACGACTCTCGCGCCAGCTATATGTGTTTAGAGACTGGAGTCGGAAGCGGCACCGTCTACAACGAGGATCGTCTGATTGAGACAGAGGATGATGCCTTTATTAAGGCTAAAACACTTGCTCAGTCACAGAACGAGAAAATCACTTGGGTCGCGGAGCGTTACAACCAAACCCTTGATATCAGTGATTACCAGCTTGAAAGCGCCACATTAAAGCTATCAGGCGAAATGGTTTCGCGTGCGCGGTCTCGTCTATGGAACCTGAACTATCTTTTCGAAAACATTCGTGAGGCCGACAGCAAGGAAGCAATCCTTGAGTATGTCGAATGGTTCTCTGAGCATGATTGGGAACAAGACAAAGCGAAGTTCCTAGAGGAATTCCCCGAATCCGCAATCGCAAGGGCGGAGGGTAAGGCATATGACTGACACGAAACACACGTTACCAAAAGGCGTATGGATAGAGCATACGCCGGGAGAATGCCCGGTGCCAGATGATACGATGGTGCTAATTGAGTTAAGGGACGGCTATGCCACCTCTTATTATCACGACGCATCAGGGTGGGTTTGGGGGGAAGATTATGAAGGCACAATAGTGCGTTACATGATTGAGCCCGACGACGACGCCCCCGACGAACTCACCCGCCTGCGCGCCCAGAATGCCGCGCTGGTGGATTTCGCAACAATGTTCCTTGGGTGGCGTGAATATAGCTCACACGGCGAGTTTCCGTTTATCTGGCTTGCCGAAGCCGCCCGCGCAGCACTCGCACAAGCGGAGTCCGACCAATGACCCAATACCATGGCTGCACATACCGAAATGAAGGGACTGACAGCCATCCAATATGGCGTGTTCGAGACAAGCACCGGTCGCATGTTTGCACATGTTGGAGCGAGGTCGAAGCCGCTTTCATGGTTGGGCTTCTGGATATCGCAACCGAAGAACAGATCAACGCCGCGCGGGATTACTGTCTCGCTGCGTATAGAAAGGAAGTCGCATGAGCAATATCGGACATAATAACCCACCAGCATCGCCGTTTGAACTGGCGACCGAAAGCGTGGATCTGATTTATCTTGAGGCCAAGAACTGGATGGACGGCGAGGCTATCGAGAACCAAGCACAGGCCGATGCGGTATCAACGATCCTGGACCAGTTGCGGCAGGTGAAAAAGGGCGTTGATGAAGCCCGCGTGACTGAGAAAAAACCATTCGATGACGCAGCAAAGGAAGTGCAGGAACGATACAAACCATTGCTGACAAAGTGCGACACGGCGGCGTCTGCCTGTAAATCGACCCTGACGCCCTGGCTGGAAAAGCTGGACGCGGAGAAGCGCGCGAAAGAGGCGGCAGCCAAGGCAGAGGCAGAGCGTCTTGCTAAAGAGGCTCAGGACGCCATCGACGCAGCGCGGGGCGGTAATGACCTCGAAGCCCTTGAACAGCGTGAAGCAGCTATTGAGGCGGCGAAGAAAGCCGAAGCCAACGCCAGCCGTGCGTCTAAGGACAAAGCCCATGCGTCTGGTGGTGGCCGTGCTATCGGCCTGCGCACCCGGAAATTCTGCCGCATGACGGATCGGCGCGAAGCCGCACGGTATTTCTGGGAAAAGCACCAGGACCGTTTCGACGCGCTGTTGCTGGAGATGGCAGAAGAAGAGCGTAAGTCCGGCAAGTCCGTGATTCCCGGCTTTGTGATTGAGGAAGAAAGGACTGCGGCATGAACATTGACGCACTCAAAGAACACTTCCCAAAAGAAGCTGTTTCCTGGCGCTCCCAAACGATCAGCAGCAACGGTTCCGCTTTGGCGCTGGCGTACATTGACGCTAGAGACGTGATGAACCGTCTGGATGATGTCTGCGGCCCTGAAAACTGGCAGGACGAATACGACTGCATCAATGGTCGTACTATCTGCAAGATTGGCCTTTTCATCAATGATCGATGGGTCTGGAAGTCAGACGGTGCCGGAGATACCCAGGTGGAAGCCGAAAAAGGCGGAATATCTGATGCGTTCAAGCGCGCCGCCGTGAAGTGGGGTGTCGGGCGATATCTGTATGACCTGCCTGCCGTATGGGTTCCATGCGAGACATACGAAAAGGGCGGAAAGAAACACTTCAAGGCATTCAAGCAGGATCCGTGGGATTTTGTGAAATCATCTCCTGCGCCGCCCAAGGTGGAGCCGACAAGGGTTGCCGCTGGGCTTGTTGCTGAAATCGGCAGGTGCAACAGCCAGGAAGAATTGAAAACCTTGCTTGGTCAGGACGCATTCAAATCAGCATTCAACAGCCTTCCGAAAGACCAAAAACAGCGTGTCCTGACAGAGAAGGACCGGCGCAAGGAACAGGTCGCGACGACCGAAACAATCAACGCATAGCAGCATAAGGAACACACCATGTCATACAATTATGTGAACAGAACCTACGGAACCACCTTTAAGGCTGGGCAGCGCGTCAAATTCACTGAGGACGGACGCTTGGGCACAATCAAAAGCAGGCGCACCGATGACCAGTATGTCGAGGTCAAGTTTGACAGCGGCGGTGAAGGCCCGTGCCACCCTGATAGCGTTGATTTGTTGATCGACCAGGAGGCAGAGAATCGAGCAGCAGACCGTCTTGGGGACGCCCTAAGTTCTATGTTTCGATAGGAGGCTCACATGTCAGGCAGTTTGAACAAAGTCATCATCGTTGGGAATTTGGGCCAGGACCCCGATGTTCGCTCAATGCAGAACGGGGACAAGGTAGCCAGCCTCTCCGTCGCCACGTCGGAATCTTGGAAAGATCAATCCGGGCAAAAGCAGGAGCGCACCGAATGGCACCGTGTCGTGATTTTCGGCAAGGTCGCTGAGGTTGCAGAGCGCTATCTCAAGAAGGGCTCCAAGGTTCTGATCGAAGGCCAGTTGCAGACCCGCAAATGGGAGAAGGACGGCAAGACGAACTACACGACTGAAATCGTGGTGCGCGGTTTTAGCGGCAATATGACCATGCTGGATACACGCGAAGGATCGGGCGGCGGTGAGTCCCGAGGCGATACCTACGACAGCGACCGTGGATATACCGACAAGGGCGGCAATTCTGGTGGGCGCGATTATAGCGCAGATTTGGACGACGAGATTCAATTTTAGGGTGCAATTTCAACGCTTTATGTGCTATAATCTAGCATGAAATGTGAAGGGAAACAAGGGGATGACCGTATATCGTAGGTGCAGGTTTTGCGACCTTAACGATGGGTGCGCTCACAAGGATATGTTGCGCAAGGCATTGGCTGGCTTGAATGTCACTTCCGTTTTGCACACCTGCTCGAAATTTACGCCGGTTTACACTCCCGGAGAGGCAATTATTTATGATGCCGTGATAGCCGGTGGCGCTGACGAGTTTGGCCTTCCATACGAATATGAGTTTTCTGGGCACTTCGTTAAACAGACCGGTGTGCGTGCTCTTATATACATAGAGCCAAACAAGATGGATCGGTTTGGGGAAGCTGAGTTTCCTGCCCGATCAGAAGGATATTGCAAGGTTTCCTTTTCTCGCATCCGCAAAGACCAAGACGGCACATCAATAGATATTTGTGATCTGTGTGGTGTGCCATCCGTAAGCTGCTTCGAGTATTGCTCGGATATACGCTGCGAGACCAGACAAACATCCCAAGCAAAGGACTAACCCCATGCAGATAAAGACATATCACGAAAGGCCCCCGATCCCGACGCGAACTTTTGATTGGGTCGCACTAGACGACAACCTTGGAGAAGATTCCCCCGTTGGGCATGGCGCAACGGAACAAGAGGCTATTGCTGATCTTCTAGGGCAAATCGAGAAGGACTAGCCCATGCTGTACATCGCATGCTTCCTCGCTGGCTTCATCACCTTCCCGATAATCGGTTGGGTCGTGCTGTGGTGTCTGTTTGCCGATGTGGATTACTTCTTCGATGAGGAGCGCGACCTGTGACCGGGCAGACCATCATCCTAAGCACACCACGCCAGCGCCAATTGGCTCACGGGCTGATAGAGCGCGCGCCGCTTGGGGTGGTCGTCACAATCAAAGAGGCCAGCCGCACGCCGGATCAAAATGCCAGGATGTGGGCCATGCTGTCGGATATCTCCAGAGCCAAGCCAGAGGGCCGTGTGTGGCCTACGGAAGTATGGAAGGCCGGGTTTATGTCTATGCTCGAGCATGAATATTTATGGCAGCCAGGACTAGACGGAGGAATGTCCTTTCCTGCTGGCTTTCGGTCGTCGCGCCTCAACAAGGCACAGATGGCGGATTTAATCACGTGTATTCAGGAATACGGAGACCGGCACGGCGTTACGTGGTCGGATTCGTCCGGCAATTGCACAGAGAAGGATCAGGCATGAGTAGGGTTGTTTCATGGTTCTCTTGTGGTGCCGCGAGCGCGGTTGCAACAATGCTCTCAAAGCCAGACGTCATCGCCTACTGCGACACAGGCGCAGAGCATGAAGATAACTCGCGCTTTATGGCCGACTGCGAAAAGTGGTTTGGTCAATCGGTCACAATTTTAAAGAACCCAGATTATAAAGATACTTGGGATGTCTTTGAAAAGAGACGGTTCCTATCTGGCATTGATGGAGCGCCTTGCACCGGTGAATTGAAGATTGCGCCGCGCCTGGAGTTTCAGCGGCCCGACGACATCCATGTTTTTGGGTATACAGCAGATGGACGTGACGTTAAGCGCGCCGAAGCCATGCGCGAACATTGGCCAGAGTTGACGGTTGTTACACCTCTGATTGAGCGCGGGATTACCAAAGCGGCTTGCTTGGCAATGATCCAAAGTGCGGGGCTGAAAGAGCCTGTTACCTATGCGATGGGGTTTCCGAACGCCAATTGCATCCCCTGCGTTAAGGCTACTAGCCCGGATTACTGGTCTTTAGTCCGAAAGGAGTTCCCCGGCCAGTTTGCGCGCATGGTGGAATTGTCGCGCCGCCTCAATGTGCGCCTCACGCGAATCAATAGCGAGCGCATCTTTATCGATGAAATACCAGCCGACTGGCCGACGACCAATCCAATCGCGCCTGAGTGCGATTTCCTTTGCCATTTGGCTGAACAAGATATGTCCGTCAACAGTGCGGAAGGAAAAGAATGATGGGGAATGTTGCTTCAAAGTATGATGTTCGCTTTGTCGCCGATGTGGACGGTGAGGTGTCGGAGATGAAGTTCACCGCGCTCGATCCAGAAGACGTGAAGGGTCTCGTGAGCGCCCTAGCCGCATACTATTCTGGCGACCCTTGCCGGTGTTTCATTAACGGTCAAGAGGCGGTCCTAGAAAACGATTGGGGCCTCGCGGAACTGTCCCCCAACAGTGCATCGGACCAGAATGAACCCTCTATTTGTCCAAACTGCGATACACCTGTTCCGCCTGGATGCGGCGGGCTGTTTGTCGAAGATGGGTCCGTCTGCATCATGTCGTCCGACAAATGCACGGAAGAAAAATGAACATGGTCGCGGCTCTCTTTGTCCAGACAAACGGTTGCTATTTCGGCCTGCCGAATGTGGACCCGTGGGATGAACAGCGAGACGCTCGGCTGTACGACGGTCCCTACCCGGTTGTCGCGCATCCGCCATGCCAAAGATGGGGCAAGTTATGGGCCGGTCAGCCTCTGCACATCAAACGCACCGGACAGCGCAAGAAAAAGGGTGATGATGCTGGATGCTTCGAGGCAGCGCTCGCCTCTGTAAGAAAATGGGGTGGAGTGATCGAGCACCCGGATCAATCTCACGCATGGAGCCATTTCGGGCTGAACAGGCCACCCCGCGAAGGGCGCTGGATTACGGCGGATTTTTACGGCGGATGGACCTGTTGTGTAGAACAAGGGCGCTACGGTCACTATGCGCGAAAGCCAACATGGCTGCTGGCCTACCACGTTGATCTGCCTGATCTGGATTGGGGCAAAGGCCCGCCCAGGCTGGACCCAGCCATGATTGAACGCATGGGGTTGGCCAGGGCTAAACGCCTTGGAGAGGTTGGCGCGCGGGGCGGCGGAAGGGACAGCACGCCCCGAATAGGAACGCCAAAGCGGTTTCAGGATTTGCTGATTTCGATAGCAGTAACCGCGTCCGTTGAACGCACAGGAGGCGATGGTGATTAGACGTTGGCTAAATCAGATAAAGCAGGACCGTCGAGACGCGGAGAGATACCGCAGGCTTCGAATTATGATGAGTGACGCCCACCGTTGGCTTGGTGGCTACGATTTAGCCCAAGCAGAGGCTGTCATTGAATGGCTTCAACAGGGTGATGATTATCACTTCGGGGTTCCGATCCTAACATCAAAAAGCAAGCCAAGGTGGTCGCAGGACATCAGCATCTTTCGTGATGAACTGCGGAAAATCTACCCCAATCGTATGGAAAACAGCGATGGATAAGCCGCATTATATCAGCGTCGATATGGCGTCAGGACCGGATCACTCCGTCAAATTTATCTACCGTCCAGGTCTTGGAAACAGTGTGGTTTGTGAACCTGTGACCGATCTGAATGTGATCGATACGATCACCGAAGCAAAACGCCCCGGCGCTATGCCAGGGCAGAAACGTGTGGAGAATTGA